CTAAACCATCATCAGTAAAAATTCTAGTACAGCTCCATAATGGTTTTTTGCCGTCAGGAATACCACCCCTCCATACACTACCGTCACTGTTTACGGATGTAGGGATAGGTGACTTAAAATTACCTCCAGTAGGTACAGGCAATGTCTCTAGTTTAGTTCTAGCGAATACAGTAGATTTTAAAGTACTCCTAGATGTTTTTGACTTTACAATAGTTTGTTGTCTGTCAAACGTTAGTAAATCACCGTCAGAATCTTTAACAGTAATAGTATAAATTACAATGCATGAGTTAGTAGTTAAGTTAGCTATGTCACTATATACTATTTCGTTACCTACTATAGATCGAGTACCTATGGTTACATTACCTGTTTTAACTGCATATTTTACTGAAAAATGGTTAGCCTGTGTAGGTACACCATCAGAGGTTATTTCTGGGGTAAGGTAACTAGAATCGTGAAATACTGATACCCTAACCCCTGTACCTGTATATCCACTAGGTTCTACTTCTCCAGCAGCGCTTGCTGATACTGAGTTAGTGCCGTTATCCCAAACAATAGAGTAATCTGTACTTCCTTCTCTATACCCTGTTACGTTTAACTCTTCATACCCTAAGTAGTACTTCTTAGCAGGTAGTTGATCTTGTACAGTTTTAGCATATACTCGTACCTTTCCTATAGACGATTTAAAACTACTAGGTACAACCAAACTTAATGTGTTAGTTGTTGTAGTAGAATTGTACACCTCATTTACATACCATTCGTAGTACACAGTGCCTACGTACCCTACTGTACTTGCGGTATAGGTGACATTTGTAATAGTATTGTCTGTAATACTGCCGTCTTTGTTGTACTCGATAACTAGTGGGGTATCTACTGCCATGGATACTGTAACACCAGTAGATCCTCTAGGAACAAAATCTGGTCTTACTTTACTTTTGTCAAATGTAGATGAGCTAACATGGTCTACACTTACTACGTAATTCAAACCATTGTATTTTACTTTATCTAACTTGCGGTACTGTGTATTAGAGTTCCACTGTACTCTATCTGCTATAGCATCTGAAGTGTTACCTATAACAACGTTTTGTAAGTAAACAACCCCATTATCAACGTAGAACGGAGAATGGTTGTTATTATCTGGGTCAACTAGCTTAAATGAGTTTGCTTTTATCCAAAACTCAGAAGAGAACGGCTCTTTAGCTGTACCCTTACCGCTAAGTTTGATTGAAGATTTTAAACCAAACCCTGTATCGTAGTAGTACTCACCTAGTTTAAGTGTACTATTATATGAGAACATAGATTCAGCCAACGTCCTGTTTGACGCTGTTGGATCATACCCTATGTAGGTGGAGATAGTCTGTGTTGCATTAGCATAACCGTCTATCCTACCGTCTTGAGATTCCCATACGGAACTTAAACTATCGATAGAAGTAGCTAAAGCCCCTATGCTTGAAGCATAAGCTAATTTAGCCATGTCTACTTCAGACTTAATTTTATTATTAAACTCTGCCTTATAAGCCTCTAATGAACCAGCTATTACACTATTTATATTAGCATACGCAAAGTCTAATTTTTGTATTGTCGCACTGTTACTTGCAAATGTAGCATTCCAAGTTTCATAAGTAGCAACCATAGAATCATAGTCAGTCTGCCTATCTACTATAAATTTAGCATACGTATTTTCTGCCACTTGCAAACTATCTAATGCAGTAAGTAAGTTACCAGAGAGTGTATCTATACCTGCAAATTTACTACCAAAAGCATTCGTAACTAGGTCAACTATTTGACTTTGAACTATTGCAGGTAAGCCTGTGCTACCTAGATATACGTCATCATTAACTAGGGTGTACTCATTAGTAATAACAGGTAAGTCATTTGACATATACTTTTCCTACATTAACAACCATCGGACCATTATCTACAGTATCATACACCATGATAAGCCTGTAAACAGCTTTAGGGTAGTAATAATCTTCTTTAGCACCTAGTTCATAGGTTAAGGTATTAGCTTCACCAGGAGTAATAGTTAATTTAACTACCCCTTCTGCAGCAGATACTACGGTAAGTTCTTTTTCTAAGGCTATAATATCTAGTGAAGATATGTTTACAAGCTTAGCTCTAAAAACATCAGAAGAATTAATAGTAATAGCTGCAGAACTACCAGACTTTTTAACAGTAAAAATGTACTCATTAGTAGCATCTCTAGTTATATATAGTCTTCGTACCGCAGCCATAACATTTCTTATTGATTAGAGATTGAATAACGTTTACGCATAACGGCATGTGCTTGCCCTGATGCGTTATCTAGTACATGCATAGGAATAGTAACATCTTTAAGTACATCTAGATGACCTTGTTTGATCATAGTAGGACTATTTAAAGGATACACCCATGTACCTAGTGTAAATTCTGCATTACCTGAAGTTACGGTAACTGAGGTTGTTAAATGGTTTTCTCGTGGATCATTATCTACGATTACTACCATTACTTCTTTGTTGGCTTCTTCTTCTCGTTTCTTAACGATTTTACGCCACTCTAATTCTAGCTTATCTTTATCTGTAGAAGGTACTACCTCTACTGACTGCATTACTACTTGTGCTGCAGCTTCTCCACGAGCATCCATATGATCGTTGATCTTTTTCTGTAGTGCTTCTTCGCCAATGTTACCACTGAATGTAATACCTAGTTCAGTAGCTTCAGCTTTTAATTCGTCTAATTTACTCATTACGTAAGTCCTCTTGGGTTGCTTATTTGGTTGTTAATACATATATAATACTTGGAACTACCTTATAAGTAAATACCCTCTGAATAATCAAAGGGTATCTACAGTATAAGGAACTAGTTATCGACTAGCACCTACTTCTAGTTTCAACAAACGCTCTGGCTCCAAAATGATGCCAGCATAGAAGAAGTTGTAGCTGAAGAAGCCTTGTGTACCATAAGGGTTAATGATACTTACATCACTAGGTGGCTTAGAGTTGAACGTGATCTTACCAACACCTTTCAAACCTACAGTAGCAAATGCGTCTTGAGTAGGGAATAGGATTGGGAATACGTCAAAGTATGAACCAGCCGTAGCACCTGCACCACGAGCAACAACAGCGTCAGCATTGTTAGCAAAAGTAGTGTAAGACAATGTACCAGTATAACCAGCTGGAACAGCAGCACCGTTACCACGGTAAGCGAATGCAGACTCAGCTTCGATGAAACGTACTTCATGAATTAAACCTACTTCACCTTCTGCTAAGGTAGTACCAGAAGCATATTGATGTGAAGGAATCCATACGTTATCCGTTTTACCGTTAGCTGCTACAGTACCACGTACTACGTTTTCTAAGTCAGCTTTAACATCAGCACCGATGATAGCGTAGTATGCAGGAGCAATAGTACGGGTATCAATCTTAACTGTACCAGTTACGATTTCAGTGTTTTTCTTAGCACGGTTAGCTACAAGACGACGAGTAGCTTGACGAATCAAATCCCAGCTTACTTTGTACTTAGAATCGAATGTACCAGTAGCACCAGCATCTTGACCGATTTGTGTACGAGCAGTAGCACCACCAGTAAACATTACTGTAGGAGTAGCCAACATGTCCATTTGAATCAATGATTCATTACGTTCGTTAGCTAAGTTACCCATGAACTCATGGTAACGAGTTTGCATAACGTCTTCTGAGAACATATCAACTTCATCAGTATATTCTAACATCTCGCCATAGCGAGCTAGTTTAGTAGATACAGTGATTTTCTCTAGTTTACGCTTATTAACTGCACCAGCACCTTCAGTCAAAGCAACTGCAGAAGCTAGAGTAGCTTGGTAGTCAGCTAAACTACGACCAGTCATATAGCCGTACTTAGCAAAATCAGCATCAGACAATTTACGGTCATAGCCATTCAAGAATTTAGAAATTTTAAATTCTTTACCTGAGTTCTTAGGCATCTCTTTACGAGAAGCAAACTGACCATATACGTTTTTTGCAGTAGCTGCACGAATACCTACACGATCATAATAATGACGTACCGTATTTTCACCAGCTGACGAGTTAATACCGTCACCGTAGAAGTTATTAGCAGGACCTAAATTTAGAGTAGACATATCTTTACCTTTAAAAATTAAATAAACTTAACACCCTACGCCCTACTCATTTGCTCACGATAAATTTGTTCAAACTCATCATCAGACATCTCTAAGTAGTTTACAGGACCTTTTTTCCCATTTCCGTTGATACTAGCGGATGTAGGAGCTGCAGCTTTACGTACACTTGCTTGCTGTTGTGCGGCTTGTCTATTAGCAGATTGTTGTTTAACCTGTTGTACCTGCTGTTGTTGAGACTGAACCGAAGCATGCTGTTGTGCTTGTTGAGACTGCATATACTGGTATTCTCGGTATTGATCTGCTGCTGCCCAGTAGTACTGTAAATCAGATTTTTTAGATACACCATTCCATTCGTCATAGACTTTCATCTTTTCAGCAACTGGAGCTAGTACATCAAACAAACCAGACTTAATGTCTGTATGTAAACCCTTAATCATTTTAGGGTTCTTAGAAATTGCATCCCAAGAATTTGAATCCCATTGATCGTTTAATACCTTAAAAGTTCTAGGGTATTCAGGGTCATCTTTAATTTCATTTACTACATCTGTAATAGCAATAACAGACTCATGCCGACCGTAATCAGAAGGTCTGTAACTTTCAGCTTTCTCAGTATCAATATCTAAAGCATCTAGATTATTACGCTTCATTAATACTGCCATAGCATCTTTGTTACCCTTCAACGCATCAATAGCTAGGTTAACGTCATCTTGTGACAATCCTTCTTGTTGAATAGCATCTACAATCTTACGGTAAGGTTTGATTGCTTGCATCTTCTTAGTGTAGTCCATGGCTTGAGAGAACGCCTGTGGGAACTTCTCAATCATTTCCTGTTCACTAAACTCGAACTCTTGTCCTAATGCTTTAACCCGTCTAGTTTGCATCGTTTGAGGTTGTTGCATATCTTGTGCTGACTGCCTAGTAGCTTGGTCGCTATTGTCTGCTTCACCTTCATCCTGATTAGGATCTTGATTACCTTCAAGTTGTCCTACATCAGCACCCCCAGCATCATAGCTGGAGGTATGTTCTTGTACATCATCAACTTCATGCTGAGTGGTTGATTGTTCTGTACTATTATCTAAAGTAGCTGACTGAACATCCTCAGTAGCTCGTACTTCTCTAAAAGCTTTTTCTAACTCTTCGTCTGAGAGCGAGTATAGGTCTTCCATTTACGTCTCCTTATTCTTCTGAATCGTCATCAGGAGCAGGACGTAAGCCTTCAATATCACGTAAGTATTGATCAAAGTAACTAATAGAAGTTAAACCTTCCATAACTAGTTGACGTTTACCTTGACTGATTAAGTAATCGTTAGACAGCAAAGAAGCTAAACGTAATGCTTCATCTTTACAGTATCCATTAACAATTACCAATTTGTAATCTTCGTTATTTTGTAAACGCTCAAAAGCTTCTAATACCTTAGTTGCATATTCTGGATTTGCACGATCTACTGGGTTAATCATTTTATGATTCCTCTAATTTAATTAATAATACAAGTTGTTTAAAGACTTAATTGTAATAGTCTATAACATTATTATAAGTATTTAGTAATATAAACACAATACTTAAATAGCAGTAAGTACTTACTTTTTAACTTTTTTCTTACACACTTCACTTATCCTTTGTTACTTTACGTGGTTTACTTTTTACTTTAGGGCTATTCTTAATAGTACTCTTGTCGTAAAAGTGCTTTGTATTCTGTTGGTCTTTACTACCTTCGTAAGTGTTAGTAGTTGGTGACATATTAGCTAGACTTTCATCCATGTTATCACCCCATAGCTGCTAGACTCTCGCCCCTAGCTGGATTACCTGCTGGACGTGGAGACATTGGTTGACTAGGTTGTACTGGTGCTCCACCTTGTTGTGGTGGTTGACCGCTTGCTTGTTGTTCTGCCATAGCTTGTTGTAACAAAGCAATAGCCTGTTCAATAAGCTCTTTAGGTACACCTGCTTGCATTAACTGTTCAGGGGTAGCTCCTTGCATTAGTGCTTGTACAACCTGCTGTACAGTAGGCATTTGTCCTTGTTGTTGACCACCTGATTGTGCCATTCCTGCTAAAGACTCATCCATAGTAATATCCTGTTTGTTGTTGATTAGGTGCAGTAACTAGAGGACCAGTTAAATAAGGTTGATTGTAGTCTCTATTTACTGCATATGCGAGGCTATCCTGTACTGGGTATACAGGACGTTGAATTTGTTGTTGCTGTTGTCTAGCTGAATTAATTAAGTTCTCAGCTAGTTTAACTTGCTGTACAGCTTGTTGTTCTTTCTGTTTGTTAACTAGGTTATCAATTAGACCCATTTTTATGCTTCCTATCTTTGTCACGTTGCATAGCTTCAAAGGCTGCCATATCTAGTTTAGATAAGTGGTCTACTTCTTTATGCTTGTTCTGATGTGCAAGCTGTACCATTAATTTATCTAGATCAGACTGATGTTTTCTATCATTATCTAAACTTCTGTGGTAAGCATCTAGTGCTTTACTGTCTAGTGTAGCCTGTTGTTTAGCATTAAACTCTGCCATCTTCTGCTGATGGTCAATACCTTCATCTGCACGAAGGAAGTCCATGTCTTTAAGGTCAGCTGTACTATTAGTTAACCTAGCCTTAGCTGCTTCTAGTTCTGCTTTGTTTTGCTTCAAGATTACGTCTACTTGATCTTCTGCAGATTTAGCTTTATTACGTTCAATTTCAGATTGTAGTTTAGCTAGTTCTAACTGCATACGTTGTAGCTCTAGTTGCTTCATCTGTTCTTGCATATCATCTTTAGGAGGTTGGAACTCTCTAATACGTTTAGCTTGTTCAGGCATACGCATAAGCTCTAGCATATCACCCATTAGGTGTTGTGTAATCTCAAATGGTACACTGTTACCTAGGGTCTGTAATAGGAAACTTAACTCTTGTGATTTAGCAGAGTTATCTTCTAATGAAGCTACAGTAATATCAATGTCTACATTACCTAGTAAGTCATCACGTTTAATAGGTACAAACTCTTCATTTGTAATACGGATAACTTCTTCTGGTTGTAGGAATGCTGCATTATATGACATCCATTTACGCAGTAACGGTTTAACTAGGTTCTCGCTAATGTTACGAATAATGTTCATACGTCTAACTGAGGTAGCGTCTAAGGCTCCCCTTGCGCCTGTAGCTGATGAACCTAGTGAATTACCATTGATACCACCGCTAAAGGATTTAACACCAGTTAAACTCTCAATCTCATTATTCATTAGCTCTAGCATATTAAATGCTGAAGCAGGAATATTGTTATAACTACCTTGCCAGAAATCGTTAGGAGTACCGTTAAACTCAAAGCTTCGTCCTTGTAAGAACTTCTTCTTGTTTACTACATCTAGTACACCTTTACGTACACCGATCTGACCATTGTTAGATTGAGCCATATTATCGATAATACCACGAATAATAGCCGTCTTAACCTTCTGGTTATCACCGATTAGTTCAGCATTAGACTCACCATGCATCTGGAACGGAATACTATTAAATGGTACAACTAGGAATGGAGGTTTCTTATCAGGGTATGGGTTCTCTTCTAGTCTGATGATAGTATCACCAACCCAAGCACATACAATGGCTTCTGCAATACCGTCACCATCCACATCATAGTTACCCCAGTATTCATACACCATAAGCTTCTTTCTAGCCTTATCAGCAAAGCTAAAGTATGTTCTATCAGGTGAGATATAATCACCTCTGTATAGTACATTATCTCCACCACCTGTTTGAATCTTATCTAGGTTAGTATATCTACCATCTTTCTTTAGTGATGATAAATCAGATTCATACCTATAAATAACGAATTGTGCATTATCTAGATTATCTTGACATGTAGGATCAATATAGATATCAACATTACGACAAATACGAGCAGTAGGCTTATTCTTTTTAACAATAAGTTCTTTTACTTTAGTAGGAACAATATGCTCCATACCATATTCATCTACTTCAATACCTTGACCATCTACTTCAATTTCTTCATCTTCATAATCCCAACCTGTTTGTACTACTACAGTACCTTCATTTTCTAAAACCCTAATTGCTTTATTCATGAAGTTATATCTGTCAAACTGTCTACAGAACTGAGTGTTTAAAACTAGCTCATTCTGCCTAGCTGCAAGAGTATCTTCATAAGTAATAGGTAGGCATCTTACAATCTGTGGTGCTGATACAAATGGGTCAATAATAGAAGGGATTTGCCATTCAGTCTGCTTTTTAATATCTTTAGATACAATAGCACTCTTACCTGCTTCTTCATTTCCGTAGGGCAATCCATTTGCTTGTCTACTCCATGAGTCGATTTTAGCATCGATGTCCTTTTTCAAGATCTCTGCTTTTTTCAAATCAGCTTTAAGATTAGCTATAATTTCTTGTTTATTAATTACCATAACCTTATCCGTTAATAATATGTGCTATTAGTATACCAAAGTATTTTAATAATTACTATATTAATTATACTGCCCTGTAAATTCTAGGATAGTTCCTCTAGCCCAATCAGGTACTTCTTTTCGTGGAGCTTGTGCTGCTAAACTTTCTGAAGCTGCAGGAACTGCCATAGGCTGTGCAATGGTTGTAGGTTTAGAACTGCCGTACTCTAGAGCTCTTGCATTATTAGCCCATTGCTTTTCAGCAAACTCTGTCTTAGGGCCTCTAATACCATCTTCAGCCAATGGCGTGACACCTTTCGGTAAATTACTGTTCCAGTACCTTTGAAAGTTTAGAACATCACTATTCACAGGTTTCTTATCGCTTCTATGTGTAGGTGCGTAGTAGTTAAAGTTAGCACCTAAAGGGTCTGCAGCTGCATTAGCGTAGCTGTACAAATTATCATTACTCATTATCTATCTCACTTATTACTCATCATTTCTGTCTTCTTCATAGAACTAGCACTAGTTCCATAAAAGAACGCTAAAATAGTAGCAATTACAGTACCTAGAATGAAACCTAGTACAGTATCTACTACCCGTGTATTATCGTCAGGTATATTGATAAAAGTAATACCTGCAATATAAAGCATAGCAAACATACTCCATAGAGTAGCAAAGTAGTAAATAAATCTTTTACTAAATCTATCGTCTTGGTGTAATGCTTCTACTTGCATTTCTCTAGCAGACTTACGGTCTTCTACTTCAGCTTCATAGAACTTTAAACCTAGTTCATCTGCTTTAGCTTTAGCGTCAATCTCTGCTAGTTTAATCTTTGCAATATCCTCAGAACTAAGCTCTTTAGTACCATTAGTAATAGCAGTTACGGTTTCTTCATCACCATCAAAAGCATCTAGTAAAGCTTTAGTTGCTACACCCATAGCAGGAGTTCCTAAGAACCCTGCCACAGTAGGAGCGATATCTTTAATAAACTTAATATAATCACTCATCATTAACTACCTTAAATTACAGCACCATCACCTAGTGGAGCTACTGTAGGTGCAGATGTTGGAGCTTCAGTAGAGACGTTGCCAACATTACCATCACCATTCATATCAATAGCTACTTCTTTAGCTGTGAATGAACTAGCTTCTTTTAGTTTAGCTGTAGGGTCAAATGTCATATTAGTTTGTTGAACAAATACATAATCTGTAATAGTCTGACCTTCTACAACAATTGGCTGTTTACGATGTACAACATTAAAACTAGATTGAATACCATTGAAACTACCAGCAAATGTCTGTGTAAGAAACTGATCATCTTCAGTTACAGTCAAAGGTAATACGGCTTCAGTTCCATCGTTGAAAGTATAACGCATACCAACACATTCACCAGAAGAGTCGTCTTCCGATTTCTCTTTAACAATTGTAGGCATATTAGCAATAGATTCTACAATGTCACGCAATGAATAGTTCTTACCATTGACAGATACAACTAGATTGAATAACCCTTTAGCCTCCAAGTTCTTAAGTACATCTAGCATCGTGTTTTCAATGTAAGCCATCTCTTGCTCATTGATTTTCTTACTATCTGCAATCATCTGATCCATCTTAGCATTAAGTGCAGATACTTGATCAGCTTGCGATTGTGACATACCTAGTTGTGCTTGTGTTTGTTTATCGCTAACAGCTTTAACAATTTGTGCACGTACTTTCATATCAAGTCGTTTAGATAAAATTAAAGTTGCTGACGCTGCGTTATGTTGATACATAGTTATTACCTCGTATAAATTTAAATCATTCTAAATAAGAAACATTAGCCCACTGTGGAGGAGACTCTAGTTGTGGATTACCGTATTTGTCAGTAAAGGCAACAGCAGCTAGTACATGGTCAGCAGGTATCAGTATCTGTAGTCCTGTGTAGGAATCACGAGAGTTTCTAATAGAGCTGTATGTAGGGTCACTAGTACTACCTGTAATACATTTAAAGGTGTGATCAAGCACAGGTACTTCACTAAGTAATGCTGAACCTTTATTAGCTGTAAATGCTGTATGGGTTTTAGGCAGTACATAAAACCTTAACGACAGTAATTCATTAACACTGTACGATGTTATATTTAAGTTTAATGTACCTAGGTTAATACCTGTAATTACTCTATTACTCGCAGTTGGTGTAAGTAATAC